GTTGAGAGTGTTCCATACGATGGTCCTTTGGTTAGGTCCTTTTACGCTTGCGGCTTGAGCGGCGGCGTGTGAGGGGTCCGGGTCGGTGGCTCTAGCTAGTCTATTCGGCTCGAAGATGAGCGCGAGATTCTCAGTAGACAAGATCTACCGTCTTTATCTTCGTTGAATAGCGCTCTAAGTAGCGTTCGGGTAGGTGTAGCCACTCGACATTATGGCAACACGGACAAGAGCCACTCGGTCGGCGACTTGTTTTAGTTTGTACCCAGCCGATGACGGTCGCGCAATACTGGCACTCAAAGAACTCCATTTTAAGGCTCATCCGTTCCATCCGTCGTCTAGTTGATCTAAGTCTTTAAGCCTTAGAAGTATCGTGTCTATTTGTCGGCGTATGAGATCTTCGCCGATGAGCGCGTCCATTTTGTCGCGGAGCATCTGCTCCGATAGTTGCCATAGCGCCTTTAATTGCTCGTCAATTATGCCGAATCTAATTTCGATAGCTGTTATCTTTTCTAGTAACACTTTCGGATCTAAAGCTATGTCTTTTTTATAGTCCGAATAGTTTCTCTCGGAATCGTAAGCCGGATAATCGCTCATTTTACGATCTTCGCTATTCTGACGATAAGAACGACTACTAAAGCGATACTAAATACGATAAACATTTTTAGCCCTTCTTTCATATTTTGGACGGACTCGATAGCTCTATAGCGGACCTTCGGCTCGCCCAGTTACCGCGAAGAAGATCCTTTTGAAAGTCTTCTAACTCTTGATCGTTCGCGATGATCTCGGCGACTTTCATAAGATCGGTGATCGTTTGAGCGTCGCTAATAAGTTTTATATATTGCTTAGAAGATATTTGAGTTACCGATCCCGTCGCTTTTGTTGCCGGCGCTGTAGATCTTGCCGAGTTCGGGGTAGGTGTCGGAGCTGGCTCGCTGGCTCTTTGTTTTGCGCGAGTTATCTCTTCGGTCGAAGCGATCCCGGAGCCGTGATAGCCGCATAACGCGAGAGCGCGTCCTACTGCCGAAGTTTCGCATACTTCAAGCGCGGAAGTTTTGTTTATTTGTGACGCTCCTATAGTTTCGTGAGCGTGTCCGGTCGCGATCGGTTCTACGCTCGCATATTCAAAGAAGACTTGAGCTTTAAAGATCCAGTAGTTCGCGCCGGCTTCGAGTAGTTCGGTTTTAATTCGTCCGTCCGGGTGATCTTGCCAAAAGCGCTGGAGTCTTTGAGCGACGGTTTCGTAGTTTTGTAGTGACATTTTTAAGCCGCTTTCTTTTGTAAAGCCGTTATCCGTTTACATACGTCGTGCATAAACTCTTTAGAAATTGTTATGCACTCTTGCGGCAAAAGCTTCCCGTTTTTTCTTTCATACTCGGCAGATTCTTCTATCGCGGCGAGCATTGAGCGAACGCTTTTAGGCGCTAGATCCCAAGTAATCGGCGGACGTTTCTTTTCAACTTTCATTTTTATAGCTCCTTTTTTACTTTGATTGACAAGATGCGCGGATTAGCGTTCGGGTCTTCGCGTTTAATTCGCATCGCTACGCCTACGGCGTCGTTTAGTGTCGCGTAATGCTGGGCTCGTTTGATCCAGCTTGAAGCCGTTAGTCCGAGTCGGTCGTATTGTACGACGAAGCCGCGTCCGCTTTTCTTGTCCGGTGTTGCTATCGCGACGAGATAGACGTCTACGATCGGCTTATATTGATAAAACGATGCGCTTATATATTTAGGCATTTTACCTTTCCTTTCGACATTATCTAGCCTAGTAGAGAGTTCTTGCTAAGTGTGCGATACCCTGCTATTATCTTTGACGGAAGCACGATAGGTCGTTACCCGGTGCAACGGGTCGGGACGTTAATACGCGGGAACGCGGGTCGATCGCGCACGTCAGTAATGCGGCGCGAGGCATTAAGTCAAAAGATTAGGTAGTCCGGGTGAGGCATCCGGACGGGGGTTTTTTCTTTTTTTTTCTTTTAGGGCGAATCGTCAAAGAACGCGAATCGAGCGGATCATCGCAACGGGTACGCAAAGAACGTGATCGAGATCGCCGTCGGCGGTTCGCGACTGATAAATAACGAGATGCTTTTTTTTAGAGATCGGGTCGGGAAGTTTGTAACCGACGGAAGTTATTAGATACTCGCCATCGTCCAAGTTTAGATCTTTGACACTTTTCCAGTCAAAAGAATCCAAGCTATGAGCGTCCGCCCAAGTGACCGCGACGAGTTGATCTTTTAAACGGTTAGCGACTTTTAAAGCCGGCGATATTTTAGACGTTTTTTTTAGTCGAGCCATACAACATACTCGGCGGTGATTCGCGGCTTGCTGGAGTCGATAAAGTGCAGTCTTTGAGATGGTCGCGATGTAGCGGCGACGAAAGCTTTCGCGTAAGTGTTATCGGATTCGGGCGATCCAGTAACGAACACTCGTCCGCCGTTTGGTAATGGCAAAGTCATAACACTATGAAAGTGACCGCAATAGGCGTCGTTGAAAGTTTCGCCGAGAACGCCGGACGCCCAAGCGCTAACTTTTTTTATTATTCCGTACGCTGGGATTCCGCCGCCGTAAGAGTTTACTTCGTCGCCGTGAAATAGAAGAGCGCGATATTCGGCGCCGACTTTGACAAGTTGATAAAAGTTATCGGACGACTGCCACTTGATGCCGAGATCTTTTACTTTGTCTTGAACTATGCGATACGCCATCCGATCTATATTGTCGGCGGCTGGTAGATCACCCTTTCGACCTATTCGCCCGTGATTACCGAACTCACAAACTACTTTAAACTTCTCAAAGTTTGACGCGAGCCGGCGGATCATCGCTTCGGCAATAGTTGTCACTTCGAAGAGTTGCTCGAATAGGTGAGCTTCGACTTCCCAGCTTTGACCGGGAAAGACCGTTAAGCCTTCGACCATATCGCCGCCGAGCATAAGGACGCCTTCCCTTACTGGATGGTGAGCGCGTTGAATATCCGTGAGATAGATAATCTTTTCCGTGAAGAGTTCTATTCTTTGCCGCAAGACTTTTAGATCAAAAGAAGAAGTACGTTTCCCGGCTTGCCAGTCAGTCGAGTGAATAAGAGCGATCTCGCCGCGAGGCGTTCGGCGATCCGTTTTAGCTTTAGGCGTTTTTTTAGGCTGGGCAGAAGCAAGAGCGGCGTCTTTAGCGGCGCGATAGATAGCTTCGACTACGTCATCGGTTCGGCGTCGTAGTTTCGCTTCGTTTTGTAAAGATCGTTTAAGCGCTTCGCGGAGCTGTTCTATTTCTGTAGCTGTGTTTAGCTCATTTTTTAGCGACATCGGTAGCCGAATCTCGAAGCCGGCTTCTAACGAATTGAACCGCGCTAGGTGAAAGAGTTACTCCGCGAGTTTTTAATACTTCGGCGATGGCCCTATTTGAGTGATCGTAAGAGACAAGTACGGTTAGCCACTCTTTACGGTCTTTTGCGTCTAAAGACTCAAGATAAATATCTATCTTGCTTTGCTTATTGTTTCCTTGAGACTTTGTCTGTGCGCGTAGTTCTTCGATTAGTGACATTTATAGGCGTCCCGTCTGAGTGTTCTCTTAGGTGTCCTTCTAGTCTGCCATCTACATTACCGACTTTATCGGATAGGTCCTTTATAGCGCCCATAATGCGAGAGAGCCGCATTTGAACGAGAGCGTGATCGTTATTATTCTCGCGTCGAGCCCGCTCAATTAAAACTGCTGGGATTCCGGCGAATAATGTACCTATGACGCCAATAATCGCGACAATTACGGCGTCGCTCACGCGCTTAAACTATCGGGAATCATAATTTTAAGCTCATAAAGCCGGCGCTTTGGTAACGGGATTAGCTTCTTTAGTAACGGGATTAGCTTCTTTGGTAACGGGATTCGGCCTAGACGCGATAACTTGCTTCCAAGCTTGAGCGACCGTTTCCGTGTTTTTAAGATGAGCTGGCGATAGTTCTATATGTATCCAGCGTCCGCCGGGAGCTCCGGCGATGGTCGGCTTATCGTAGTTTTGCCAGTTTACGCGCTCCGACTTCCAGCCGCGACCGAACGGAGCCGGTAAATAGTCGAGGATTAGTTCTACGCCCAAAAGATCCGAGTTCGCGATAAGTAGCGAGATAAAACTTAAGCACACTTTACGACCGTCTTTTATGCCGGTGTACCCGAGATCTACCGCTCGTCCAGTTCCGTGAACGGACGCAAGTTCTTTACGATTAACCGTTGAAGAAGACTTTTGTTTTCTGACCATCCAAGAGCCCAAGTTTTTTAGACCGCTTACGTTATGGGCGTTGACGATCCAAAGGTCCATAGCTGGACGTGGTGCTAAGACGTTTTGATCGAAGCCGGTATATCGAAGCGCCATATTATCTACTTAGAGCCGCGTCCGAAAGACGGATCGGAGCTATTAGCCCAGCGTAGAAGCGGCGGTAAGACTGCCGCGAGCGCCGCTTTAGCGAGATCGTCCGGATTAGTGTTTCCCGTCATTGCTACCGCGAGAACGGCGGCGAGAGCGCTTCGAGCATACGAAGCGACCATCGCTTTAGTTTTATTTTTAAGTTTCACTAGCTTAAAATTGTTTTTAGTTCTTCGGCGGTGATACCTAAACGATCTAAAACTTCTCGACGTTTACGATCGCGAGCTTCTTCTTCTTTTACTTTTGCTTCGGCTTCTTGATCGGCTTTAAGTTTCTCGGCTTGAGCTGTAGCTAGTTCGGCTTCGTTTAAATCGCGTCTAATTATTTCGCCGGTTAAAACGTCGTGTATTTCTATTTGTGAAAGGTTCATATAGTCCTAACTGTTTGCGTAGCCGTAAACTTTATATGTCCAACTATCCGAACCTGAAGGATGGGCATCTGTGCGGATTGTAAAATCTGTGAACTGTGTATTATTTTTTACTAACGCGCCTGAGTTACCGTTAATACCTGAAGTGCCAACATTTGACCCACCGTAAAGGCTTGTTACTTTTGTGTAATCTGCCAAGTTTGGTCCAACTATTTCTAGTTGTACTGTGCCTTGCGTATAATTTCTAGTTATCAAAGCCTTGTTTTGGTTTTGTGATTGTATAGCGGCAACGCTACCACCCGATTGATTTGTTAAGCCATAATCAGTATTGCTTGCTGTGGATATTGTGCCACCAGCGCCAAATATCAAATAATTGTCACCACCCCAAGTAGTGCAATTTAAGATCACTCGATAATTTTCGTAGGTAGAACTAAAACACGCCGTCACAGTACCTTGAGAGACTGACGTAAAAGTTCCGCTAGTAATAAAAGTGAGAGCGCTAGACGCTGGAGGACCTGCCGACGGGAAGAAGATCGCCGCACTAGCCGAAGTGAAGTAAAGAGTCCCGGAGCCGTATTGCGGTATCGATAAAGAGCCGGCAGTCGATACGGTAGCCGTTCCAGCCGTTACGACCGTCGCGGCGCTTGCAATATTTTGAATTACTAAAGTATCGCCGGCAGAGAATAAAGAAGTGTTTACGGTGACTGTAGACGCGCTAGAGACGTTCATAACGACTCTCGTCCCTTTGTCGGCGGCGACAAGTGTATAGTTCGCGGTTTTCGTTGAGACCGTTTGGTTAAAGTCGTTCGCTTGTAAATTGTTGACTTGAGCGGCGGTTAGAACTTGTCCGCTTGTAAAAGTTTGGATCGCCATATTTTTATCCTATCCTAAGCGCCTAAGACGTTTGTCGAGTCGAGTTTACCGTAGACGGCGTCGTCGAGTAGTAATTCGAAGACGAGCGTCGTCGGCGAAGTGTAGATCGTCATCCGATGACCTTGACGCGGATCTATAGAGTGCGAGACGCCTTCGACTGCTAACTCTTGCGTAATTGTCGCCGGACTGCCACTATTGAAAGATCGGGTAATTTGTATCGTTTGACCGATCTCAAGTAACGCGACCGCGTTCTTTTGAGCTGTAGTTAAAGAAGCGAAGTTCACTTCGACGCCCGAGAAACGCGGCTCCGGATTAGGATCTAAAAGATATTCGGCGAAAGCGAGCGCTTGAGCGTCGGTCTCTAAAAACGAGCCAGTTTTTACGACCGCTTGAGTTTGATATAGCGCGATAGAAGCCGAATCCGTGTCCGTTTGAGCTGTACCGCCGAAGCGCTCGACCGTAGCGCGGTTAATAACTTGATCGGTCGAGAAGTCCACGAAGAGCGAAGCGTATTTAGTGTCCGAGCCGGTATCGCTAAACGTGACCGTAGGGCTCGAAAGCGTGTTCCCCAGCCTTTTATCAAAAGTTAAAGATCCCGTCCGTGATACGAAGATTCGACCGCCTTCCGCGTCGTCTGATATCGCCCGAAGATAGGTCGTAACCGATGTCCCTTCGGCTACTGCGTAAGCGCCAAGAGTTACCGTTCCCGTCTCGATGTCTCTCGTCCCGGCTGGATAGCCGACTTCGGCTTTATCTAGAATCGTCGTTACTCTTGCCGAAGATAACTCGACCGATGGAGTGAACGCGCTTAAAAAAGTGTTAGCCAATAAAAAAAGATCATCCGCGCAAGTGATCGTAACCGTCGGCACGTTTTTAGTAAACGCCGTTCCGTAGTTGTAAGTAAAGTCGATTACGCGACCTTTAAAAATATAGTCGCCGTTACGAGATAGTCGAATCTGACGGAGCGGCGAAAGTCCGGGAGTGTCGTCGGTAGTGTCATAGTAAACGCTGGACTCATTGAACGGATCAAAGGCTCGCGTCGGATCTATCGCCGTGACCGTCATAACGCCGGGAGCTATAGAGTCAAGTACGTTTTTTTTACCGCGAAACGCGCTTATCGAAGTTACGTTATTAGTTATTTCCGAGAATTGATCTACTCCATCCAAGACGTACGTCGTATTATCTAGGATTCCCTGCTGGGCGTCGTCTAGCGTGAAGCCGTCGCCGAAGCCGGTATCCATCTCTAGAACGTAAGTTCCGCCGGTTACGATCGTCGCCATTTAAATAGCTATCTGTACGTCTACCGGACCGCTAATAAGGTTATAGCGCTGTAAAGATTCGACAATAAGGTTAGGAAGATTCGCGTCCGCCGTTACCGTGTTCACGGTTATATTTACCGGCGCCGATTGATTAGCGCGAGACGACTCCATCGCCGCTATCCGTTCCGCCATCCCAAAAGAAGTAAGCCCTTGAATCGTGACTAGATCATTACCGCCGCCTATGCCACCACCACCACCACCACTACCGCCGCCGGAGCGACTACCGCCGCCGCTAGAACCGCCGCCGCTAGGTAGTTCGGGCGCTGGCAGATTGACGCTAGGCGCGTTAAAAGCCGGCGGATCAAGCCGATCGGCTGGAGTGAAAGAGCCAGCTCCGCCGCTTACGGTCGGCGCTGTAATGGTCGGTAAAGAGACGGATACGTTACCGACTAGCCCTATGTCGATACCCGGTAATCGGTTAAGTGTTTCTATCGCAAAGTTAACGCCTTTTATTATTCCGTTTATCATCGTTTCGATCGTTTCTAAAACGGTAGACGCGACGCTTATTACGACTTTACTTATCGAAACGAAAGCGTCGAGAAACTTGAAGATAACGGTAATTACTGGAC